CTGTAAATCTTAAAGTAGCCCAATCTGCAAGAGTTGTACTAAATGAAGCACCTTGCTCACTTTGTATCACACCCCCACCCATTGAAGTTTCAAGTAATAACTCACTTTTTCCTGTTGCCGTTCCGCCTTCTAGTACTATTGCGTTATTTTGTGCATAAGCAGATAACCCAAATGTACTTAATGTTTTTAGTCTAGGACCTGCATATGCAAATCCATTACTCACACTTGTTCCTCTTGCTGTATAACTATTTAGTGAGTAAAAACTGTTACGATTTCTTTGCTCTAGTTGTATAGTTGTTTCAGGAGACAAGTTTAAGTCTTTTGTTGCACCTGTATATGGTGCTCTAAAGTCATCATGGACTTCAACAGGTACTCCTGCCCTTGCAATTGCACTAGATCGTTTAGTCAATCCGTCTAATTCAACACCATTACTCATATTTTTTAATCCTACACCTAATCTTCTACCAAATATAGTAGAGAATAGAGTATTCAATCTCATATAGATAGGACTATCAAGTGTGCCAGAGAATAATCCACTAGATAATGAAGCACCAACTGGTTGTTTAACCTGTAGGTTCAATCTTGTTTGTATATTCACTTCACCTGTTACATAGAATCCAGATGGATGTACTGCTCGTTTTATAGAATCACGCCACTCACCGATATCTTTTGCAACTCTAATCACATAAGAATAATCTTGATAGTATAAACTATCTTGAATTTTTTTAGAACCTTCTGATATATGTCCATCTTGATTTATATACTTACCTTCAGTTGTAATCTTTTCACTAATTGTTCCACTACCAGTTAAAGGATCTGATTTTGCAACTACAGCTGTTGTGCCACCAGAAAATGTAACTGTATCACCAATCTCAAAAGAAGTTGCTGAAGAAGCATATTTTAAAAGAGGTGCTGTAAAGTTAGTTACTGATCCAGATGACCCACTAATATTTGATGTAAATGTTTCAGTATCAGATATCGCTCCAGAAACTGTTTTTAAAACAGCATATCTTGGAAATGCATATGTTGGTGCTGATGTATAATCTATACCGTGTTCAATAATATTTAAAGAAGTTGCACGACCAATTTCATCACCAAAAGGAATTACAGTTACACTTGCACCATCGAATGCTATATCTGTTAATACTCGACCACCATCTTCAAATTCAATTCTACTATGACCATCTGTTCCAGAATCTGTCGCATTCTCTAATGCCATAAATCTATCACCTGAAATAGTTGCAGTTGGTAAAGTTGTATAACCAGAACCACTTGCAATCATTCTTATATCTGTTACATCTCCATTACCTGTTGCATTTTCTTGAACGATCTTATTACCAATATAACGATCAGCAACACCTACTAAATTTTCAAATACAATATGTTCGTCTGCCTCAAAATTATAAGGCCTATCTGGTTCGTGTTCTTGATTAACAATATAATCTATTTCAGAAACTTGTGACCCACCATCTGTCTCATTTAATAAATGTCCTACTTCATTTTCTAATTCAATCTTAACTTCATTCTCTTGCATTTGCGAAGCAGAATCTAAAAACTTACCAATAGTACCATCACCAAAATCTTCTAGTAATAAATCACCAGAACCTGTACCTGTGATTGTTCCACTTTCTAACTCAACATGAATATCTACACTTCCTGTCTCTGGTGCAAAACCACCATTAACAATTGAAACTTCTGCTTCAGCAGTTCCTGAACTAAAGGTTAACGTATCACCTTCTTCATATCCTGTTCCTGCAGCATCCACTATAACTTCTGAAACACCTGCACCAGATATATCTAAAACTTGTATTCTACCACCAGAACCAGCACCGCCCGTAAGAGTTGCTTCGTCACCTACTGTTATTGTACTGCCATCGTTACCTACTGTGGCAGTTGCTAAAGCTTTACTGACTGTTACCTTTACTTGTTGGTCAGGGTCAAGATTACTTACACCAGAAATTGTAGCACCTGTAAAGAAAGTACCAACTACTGTCTCATCATTAATTGAAATCTCAATAATTTGTATAGTACCTTCTTGAAACTTTAAAACATTTTCAACAATTGCACTTGCGAAGTTTATATCAGCACTTGCAGGATTGTTTGTCTGTTCAATTGTCTGACCCACTAGCTCAATAGGATCGTGAACTGATTGTGATTCAGTTTGAGTACAACGAAGAAATGTATCGGTTGACCATTTACCATCTGATACTCTAAGCATATCATCTGTCGGTGTATATACTTCAGCATTTTCATTAAATAGAATTGAGAAGAATGCTTTATGTGCTTTTTCTGTACCCTTTGCACGATACAAAGATTTAATGTTTTTAATTAACTTTCTAGTATCTACAGCTTTGTCTATATCTTTAGGAATTGTATTAAGAAACTCCTCTTTCATTTGTGATAAGAAATCACTTATTGTATGGTCAGGATCAGAGTAGTTTAATAGTTGTTGTATATTTTCAACAGGATTAGCACGATATTTTTTTATGTTTGCAGTTGCACCAGAAATTGAACCAGTAACTATTTCGTTTGTTTCAAAAGCATTATTTGCTGAAATAAATAAACGAGAATTGTTTATCATATCTTCTGTGAGAATAGTTGCCGTAGCATTAGAGGTTGATCCAGTAATTACTTCTCCTTTTTGAAAAGAACCACCGAAAGAAAGTTGCTCGTCTACAATTCTACCACCAGCATCCAAACCATGTGTAGTTGTTTGATTAAGTAGTACATAACTATTGGTTGATGTTTCTGTCTCTAAAAGAATATTGTCAATTGAAGTAATTGTCTCTAAATTTAATTCAGCAGATTCCATAAACAAGAAATATGACTCAATAAATTCTACAAATTTAGGATGATCCGACAGTACATATTCAGGTACCTGTTGACCTACTAACTTGGAAAGTTTTTTCTTGTTTGTTGTTTTAAAATCTGTCATTGTTATCCTCTAGTAGGAATAACTACTAGTTGTCGTATAAGATGTACCCGCCTGTGAACTTCCACTTTCAATTGTATCTACATCACCAGTTACAGTAGAATTTGCTGTATCAATTTCTAAAATTTGATTTCGTACAGGAATAATATCATTTGAATCAGGTGTAGCAAAAATTCTAATTCGAGTACTAGCAGCACCATCAATATTTGAAATACTAGTAATATGAGAAGAAGTCAATACTACTTTACCAGTTGTATAATCAACAGTACCGTAAGATGAACTTGTATATACTCTAACTGTTCCATTTAAATAGTAAACTCTTAAATTTCCAGCACCATCGTCATCTAAAAAATGTTCGTTTAATGAAAGGTCATCATTGATCTTAAATCCAGTTGAAGAAATAATACCACCAGCACTTGCATTGTGACCAGAGTGTGGGTTGAAAAATGCATTACTAAAATTGAGTGTGTATTTTAATCCTTCATTTAAAGTTGGTGTGATGAACTTATACATTTTAACTTTAGTGACATTACTTAAAATAGCTGGATCGGTAGCGTCAATTAAAGTAGTCACAGCAGAATGTCTAAACATACCTGTAAAATTTTCCAATGTATCATTATTGTAAGATGTAATCGTATTTAATACATTTGTTTGAATTGTTGATAATGCAAGTGTAGATATGCTTGAATTATATTTGAAACTTGTAGTGAGAGTTAAGAAAGTTGTTTCAGGATCAATTATAACAGGAGTTACTGAAGCAACAGCATATGATTTAAGACTTTGTACAATACTTGTTTTTGTAGCAGTTGTTAAATTACTTCCTGATTTTGCTTTAACAGAAATATAAACTTTACCAAATGCAACAGGATCAGCATCTTCACCGCCATAAACTTGAACTGATTGAGCGTTTGCATATAAACTCTTAACAAGAACTTTATAATCTTCAGCCGTCACAGCACGATCTTGAGCAGTATAATCTCTTGGTGCATTATACTTAATTGAACTAATTGACTCTTGATTAGAACCACCAGCAGCACCACTATTTGTTGTGATAGTAACATCAGTAAATCCACCAAGTGTACCTGATAAACTAAAAGCACTAGCACCATTAGGTGCATCCGCATTACAGACAATATAATCTAGTATAACAATATTACCATCTTCAATTTTTTTTCCTAAAACACCATCACCAAAATAAATTTCAAATCTTCCACTTTCTACCTCTTGTAAAAAGTAAACTTTAGAAGTAGAATCTAATGAAGTAATTCCATTAACTAGTGAATATGTATTTGTAATTGAGTCAGATGACGAGTTTTGAACTTTAACAGTTAAGGTGCCTGTATCCACATTATCATTGGGTACAATAAATCTTTGGTCAATATCAGTAGAGTTAACTGTGTATTTAAAGTTTAAAAGTGAACCTTCTTTAAGTTCAACATTACTGAATATGTAAACGCCATCAGCAGGAATAATACTAATGTCAGCATTATTTACAAAGGCATATGATTGTCCATTTACACTTGAAGTAAATTTAGTTCCTCTTGACATAGTAATAGAAGAACCACTTCCGTTGTTTACGAGTGCGTTAATATTTGCAGTAGAAGAACCAGCACTTGTTGGTGTGTATCCAACTTGTTTCGCTAAAGAGACAACACTTGATCTTAAATCAGCACTATCAAGATACATTTCATTTGCTAACATATTAGCATTGTATCCAAGGTAGTGTGTGTTATATGATAATACATCTAGAAGAACTGACATACCAGATCCTTCAAAATCATAATCTCTAAATTCATCTTGTTGAGATAAGAATGTTTTAAGATTATCTTTTATCGTATCAAAATCTAATTCTGATATATCTAATTTAGTTGCCATATTATCTTAGTCTTTCTAAAAATGATTCTACAAACACAGGTTCTTGATGATTTACCACATAGAAAGATATCGTACAAGCATATGAGTTTCTATCGAATTGTGGTTGTGTATTTACTTGAACTAGTCTTGCTCTAGGTTCATAATTTTTAAGTAGTAGTTCTACCTCTTTTGAAATAGCGTGAGTCATTTGAGGAGTAATATTTTCAAATAACATTGCTCTCAAATTAGATCCAATTTCAGGATGAAAAGGTTTTTCGTAGTGATTTGTATTAATCAAGTTCCGCACACTTCTTTTTACAGCTTCAATATCTGTAATTTTTTGAATATCTTTTGTAGCAGTGTTCTGTTGAAAGTCTAAGTTTAAGTCTTTATAGACTCTCTCACTTCTTTTACTTTCATTACTTTGTGTAGCGTCATATCTTGACATTCGTAATCTCTCCTATTACAATATTTATACCGATTGTTTAACCCCCAGCAAATACATTACCTGACCCTGCGGCCACGGATGTACATCCTGATATTCCATCACCAACTCGACCACACCCTAGAGTATTTACAAACACACTACCAGAACCAGTTGCGATAGGTGCAGAGTGAGAAGGACAAGGAACACCAGGCAGTAAGTGACCAGTATTATTATCACTTTGTCTTGATACTGCTATTCCGTTTGCAAAAACATTACCAGAACCTTGTGCTCTCGTCATGCCACTACAATGAGCGACATCAGCATCTCCAATTCTAGTTACTGCCGGCATTAGTTTCTCTTTTCATCAACTCTTTCAATTTAGAATCAAAAGTTTCTATGTATGCGTGATCTTCTTCACTATGAGGAGAACTCGGATACTCTGGTTTAAAACTAATCACATTATCAAATTTATCAGGTATGTTATTGTAGTCAGAAAATTCTAGTAAAGAAGTTCCTACCTTGACGATAAATTGACCCTTCATTATTTCTTCTTAGATGTTTTTTTCTTTTTCTTTTTAGATATTTTTTTCTTAACTACTTTTTTAGGAGTTGGAAAAAAGATTTCTTGTATAAACTTAAACATAATAATTTCCTTTATTTTTTACTTTTCTTTTTCTTTTTTTTCTTCACAGTTTTTGGTATTTGAAATTCAACAATTTTTTCTATAATAACTTCATCTTCTTGTATAGCTATTTTAACTGCTTCGTTTTCTGGATTGTTAGATGACATACCAGGAGGACAAGGCACAACACCTTCGTCAACCAATCTTTGTCGGTTTATCATATGTTGCTCAATAATAGCATCCTTTGAACCACCTGTATAGTGTACGGCATGACCTTCTTGTACTAGAATATCAGCACAAATTTTACTACCATCTTCTGTTAGAAAGTTACCGAGAATACGACCGAACTTGCCTTTCATATTTTCGCCATTTTTACTTACCTGTGTCTGTAAGATTGCGTTAGCACCTAAAAGAGAATTTAATCTCTCTTTTGCTTTTAGACCGAATATCTTTTCGACTTTATCACTAGTTCTTGATTCAGGTGTGTCGATACCCATAACACGGACTCTTTCGTCTCTTAACCAACAACCGAATCCTAGGTCAATATCTACATCAACCGTATCGCCATCAACAACCTTAACTATTTTGCATTTGTACTCGTACATATTTTTGATTCCTTGAAAATACTTTATAAACTATTTATAAGACTGCTTTACAAATAGCCTGAAATAGTGTATAATAATAGTATGAGTGATGAAGAACTAATCTTGATGGAAGCACAAGTGGATATGGCAGAAATCATTTCAAAGAACCCAGGTAAAGAGATGGCAACCGTTTCTATGTGCTTTAAAGTCATAGTTGATTCGTATGTTGCCATGTTGGGTGAAGAGGATACTGTAAAATTTCTCGAAGTTGCCATTGATTCGGTAGAAAAGGGTTATCATACCATAAATGCCGAAAATATCCCGAAAAATCAACTAAATTAGACTTAAAATCTTGCAGTTTTCGTAGATTTACTAAGTTGTTGTTTTTATTGTCTTTATATTAGAACAAAATGAGTACATAGGGCAACTTTCGGGCAGCTGAACCCGAAATGTCTTGAATCTGCCGTAGAATAGTGTATAATAAGAGTATATTAAAATGATAAAACAAATATTACATACAATTTTTCGCAGTTTTCTGTCATTTTCAACTTTCGGGCAAGTTATTGATTCTAAACGAAAGAATGTGCTTGAAAGTACCGAAAAACTAGTGTATAATAAGAGTATATTAACAAAGAAACAGAAAGAATCATTATGAATAACAACAATCTACACCAAGAACTAAAATCAAAAGAAAAATTAAAAATCGATAACTTCGAATACAAGTCTTTTTCAGAAATTTCAAAAGAATTTCAAAATTGTAAAGATGTTTTCGCTAAACTAGATTATGCTAAACAACTAAAAAAAGATTGCTACGATTATGTCTTAGATTTAGATTTAGATAAACTAATTATCAGACTACAAAACCAAATAGTAATTAATTATTAACAACAAAAAGAAAGAAGAAAAACTATGACCAATACATTTGACACAAATACAAATATACAATCTACCATGAGTGAGATAAAAGACCTTGTAATGAAATACAATGCTTGTCTTGCTGGGCAGTATATCGGTGATGAAAATGAGTATGCTGATAAGGCTGCTGAACTAGGTAAATCAATCGGATTATCTGAAGAAGATATATTCGAAATTTCAATATAAGGAGAAACTACATTATGAAAACTAATAGAAACTTACAAACTGCTATGATGACAATATCAACATTAAAAAGTGAAGATATGAAATATGTCATTGACGCTATCAAAGACAGACAAAGAGAACTGAATACAATCGCTAGTCTTGCCGCAAGAAGAACATTCGTGGTAGGATCATATGTAAAAATTGCGATTGATGGTAAGTCAACTATCTACGGTACTCTTGAAAAAATCAATAGAACAAAATGTATCGTATCAGAAACAGGAACTAATATTCAATATAGAGTTCCTTTGAGTATGATAAGTGAACACCTGTCAAGACTTGAAAAACTAACTAATACAAAATATCTGAAAGAGGTAAAATAATATGATGTCACCAAATCAAAACTTAGTAACTGCTATTATAACACAGGCCATCGAAGATGCCCGATATACTGGCGTTAGTAAAAAGTATTTAAAACATAAAGTCGCTGCACTAGACTGGATTCTTAACAAAGATGAAATGTTTGAATACTATTGTAAACTTCTAGATATCGATCCTGATTGGGTTGGCGATCAAATTAGACAGACTAGTAATTTGAATATTACTAGATCACAACAGAAAAGTATAAATGAAAAAAGAAACTAAAACAATAACAACTTTAAAATGGTTAGGTACTCTTGCAGTAGTGATAGGAGTATTTCTGGCCGCAATCGACATTCACCCATTGAGTTCCTTTACCCTAATGACTGCTTCAGTATTATGGTTTAGTGTGGGTATATCATGGAAAGAATATGCAATCGTAACCACGAATATATGCACCTTTTCTTCCAGTGTTATCGGACTATTAATTTATTATGTATAAGGAGAAAATATGACATACGAAGAACTACAAGATAAGGTTAATAAAATATTGACCGAGGCAGAAACTGCCATGGAAAATGAAATTGAAAAATTCAATGAAACAAATGATGAGGATTTAGAAGTTAATACAACTGATCTAGGTTATAAATTTACTGAACTCAAAGATTATGTGGAGGATTATACATAGTATGGAAAAACTACAATTTACATTACCAACAAAAGAAATGATTGATATAGGTCAATCAGTTGCTGAGATTGCAAATGCTTATGAGAATGGTCACTTCACAGATGAATCATTAACAAACTTTTTGTATCAAGAAACTTTAAATATGAATGAGAGTGATTTTGATAACTATGAAATGGCTCATCTTGCTAGACAATATGTTAATGAAGATGTGATTTCTTCATTTGATGAAGAAGAAGAAAATATAAAATATGAAAAAGAACTAGAAGGAGAATATAATGGAAGACAATACACATAAATTTAAAGAAGGTCAATATGTCTTAGAACTAAAAAGATACATTGATAGTACTTACGGTCAGCACTATAGTAATAAGTCTGGTCTACAAGTACAAGAAATTCTAAAAGACTTAGATATTGGCAAAGAGTTTTGTCAAGGTAATTCAATTAAGTACCTTATGCGATATGGTAAGAAGAAAGGATACAATCGTGCTGATTTATTAAAATCATTACACTATACAATTCTTATGTTATTCTACCATGACGAGAAAACAGAAGAGGATTACGAAGCACTTCAAAGAGCTCAAAATCCTGATAGTGTTTCTGAATGAAAGTAGAACTATTAAATACAATGGGTGATGACCTTACTGTTGTTAATGCAGCCAGAGTTTCGTATTCTAAAATTGCTGAGGAGATGACTGATAAGGATGAAAAACTTATTAAGTATCTTGTTGACCACGATCATTGGTCACCATTCGCTCATGCTACAGCACAATTCAGAATACAGGCACCCATATATGTCGCAAGACAATTAGTAAAGCATCAAGTTGGATTATCTTGGAATGAAGTCTCTAGACGATATGTTTCAGATGATCCTGAAATTGAGAAAATAAATTTATGGCGAGGGCGTCCTAAAGATTCTAAACAAGGGTCTGATGGTATAATTGATTTACCTAAAGAAGTTTTAAATAGATATAGTGACCACATAGAAAATTCTGTTAAAATATACAAAGAACTCATTTACTTTGATGTTGCACCTGAACAGGCAAGAACTGTGTTACCACTTTCTATGCAAACAGAATGGATATGGACAGGAACTTTATATGCATTTGCTCGTGTGTGTAATTTAAGATGTAAACCTGATACACAAAAAGAAACAAGATTTGTTGCTAATGCAATTAGTGAACATCTAAGAGAAGATTTTCCTATCAGTTGGAAATATTTATCTCCAGAGAAGGGAATAGTTGTATGATAATCTTTTCTGCTTTACCAGAAGAAGTTAAAGGTTTACCTTTACAGAACTATGAGATCATATTGACTGGCGTTGGTAAAATCAATGCCACTCGTAAACTTACTGAATATATACAAAACGAATCATTTGTAGGTCCTGTAATCAACTATGGCACAGCAGGTAAAGCAAGTGATAAAGTTGAAGTGGGTAAAGTCTATTCAGTAAATGAATTTATACAAAGAGATATGGATGCTATATCTATGGGGTTTGAGAAGTATGAGACACCCTTTGGTAATTATGCGTTAAATGTAACGAATGACCCTAATGGTGTGAGTTGTGGAACTGGCGATAGTTTCTATTCATATATCGAATGGCATGGCATCTCAGCTGATTTTGATATAGTTGATATGGAGGCATATGCCTTGGCAAGTGTCTGTCAGACCTATGGTATACCTTTTCGATGCTACAAGTATATATCAGATAGTGGTAATCCTCAAGACTGGAAAGATAACTGCTCTAAAGGTGTAGATTTATTTATTGAAAGATTAGAGAAAGATGGGATTGTTTAGATGTTAAAAGGTTGTGTTGGTTTCAGTCATAGTGAAGGAAGTTGGATATGGCATATGTTGATTGTTCGAGGAAAGCGTTATTATCGTCTTCCCTTGCTATATCCTTTGTATTACATTATGAATGCTTTGTATAGAAGAAAGGTAAGAAAGAACTTAGAGTCTTATCGTTCATTCAATGTAGATGAGGGTGAAGAGTAATACTGCTATATCTAGCGGATCTTAGCAGAAACTACATACTATATATAAGAAGATCAATCCCTAAGATTTAGTTATCGACAGGTGCATTTGCACGCCATTGATAACACGACCAATATCTTGCTGATGTTTTATCTTTTGCATTATCACAATCAAATCTTGCTCGAAACGATTTTCTTCGTGCAGGGTCATCACGCTTAATTGATAAACCTGTTGTATCACCAAATGATACTTTCTTGACTTTATCACCATCTTTCACATAAACATAGAACTTCTTACTTCCACCTCGTATTGGGTCATTCAACTTGACAGTCTTGCCCTGATACTCTGCTTCAGTAATCTCTAAGTCTTGATACTTCATTTCACAGATAGCATCAATTTCTTCTACTTGTTTAAATGATTTCATAGTTATTTCTTTTGTTTCTCTTTTGCTTCTCTTGCTGCTCGTTGTGCAGCAGCTCGAAAGAGTTTATCAGCAATCGTTGATTCTGGTAATCGCTCACCAAATGATTTATTTTTACTCATAGTATTATTTATACCTCTCGTAGGTTGAAAAAGATTTTTCCGATTTTTTTTGGTTACTTGTCATAATGACACTAAATAGTTAGTAGATATCACATCATTTCGTTCTAAATAATTTACGAATGACACACTTAAAACAATCAATCGAAAAACGAGTTAAACGGAATGGCTTCTATTACATCGGAGGCACTTATGCAGTCTGCATATCATCTTTAGTTTTCTCGATCTTTTTCTCGCTCTGACTTCCATCTTTCAAAGAATCAGCATCCGTAGGTGTACTCATACGATTCTTGCGTTCTTCCCTTTGACGAATACTCTCAGCATTTGATAACGCCTCTAACTTATGTTGTTGATCCCAATAATCTGTAAAAGATATACCTGCAGGGACTTCATTTCCGTAAATGTCTTTAATGATATTTCTAACCATATAGCTATTATAACATAG